GTGATCGCATAGCCAAGAGCGATTTCGTTGTGCTCCTGGTTGTAGACGTAGCGCTCGCCGGCCTGGTTGTCGAATGCGGTCTGACCGCCTTCGGTCTTCAATTGGGCAAGACCGAGATAACGCATGGAGACGGTACGCTCCAGCGCCATGTTGGATTTGCCGCGCGAGAAGACCTTATCCCAACGGGTGGGGATCTGATCGTACTTGCCGGTCAGGCCCCGAAGGCCGGGAAGGAGGAGATCGCGGATTTGTGCGAGATTGGCAGCCATTGATCAACCCTCCCCTTAAATGCCGGTGAGCGACTTGGTGTCGACGTTGTTGAAGCCGACGACAATCCAATTGCCGTTCGACGACGCGTCGGTACCATTCGCACCCGGAGGAGCCGTGACGAGATCGAGAATCCGGAACGGGAATGTGTTCGTCGTCGCGATCGTCGCCTGATTGACGTAGGCACCCGAGCGGCCCGTGAGGGAATTGCCGGTGCCGATGACGATATTGGCGTTCGAACCTACGTCGGCCAACGTGACCGGCGAACCGGCGTTGCCGGTCTGGCAAACGAATTTCGCGTTCGGGTCGTTGATGATGTAAGCCTTGACCGTCGAGCCGCTGACAGCGGACCCGGAGCCGGGCCAATAGGGGGACCAGACCGTGCGGCCGATGGCGGCGGAAAGATATTCGCAACCGACAAAGATACCGGCGATCTGGGTCGTCGTAGCCGAACTGGACTGTGCGATGGTCCCGTCCGTCTGACTGGTGACGGGGTCTCCCGAATAGATGGCGCCGGCGGTCGTGGCGATCTGACGCTCGACCTGTTCATAGGTCGGAGCAGAACCGTTGCCGGCATACTGGGAGAACCCGAAGGGAGCAAAGGTGTTAGCCATTGCCATCTCCATTCAGGTGGGAAGAGCATCATCACCGGCCCGGCGAGGATTACTCGGGGTGACGCCATGGCGGCCCGCCATGACGGTAGGATCACGAACCGGTCAATCGTCGATCGGCATCGATTCGTAAGTCGTGCGCACCACCGGACGGACGCCCGGATGGTCGCGGGTCATGGTACCTTTCGGCGCCTGACCGAGCTGCTGTTTCTTGGCGTCCACCGCCGATTTCGCGGCAATGCGGTCTTCATCAAGCGCTTCCTGCGTCAGTTCGACCGGTCGCTCCATGAGGATGAGGCCATCCCGGATGATCGCGCCCGTATGACCATCGGGAACGAGTTCCGGATGGCGGGAGGCATCGACCGGCTCCCATCCCTGTTCGCGCATCTTGATGTCGTAGGAAATGTCACCTTTCCCATAGACGGTATGGCGCTTCCATTCATAGGACGTTCCGGCAGGAATAGCCGATGGGTCGATGTGGAAAATATCCGACATCTGGCCGCCCTTGCGCTTGCGCTGACGCAATGGTTTCGATCGCAGTTCGCTGCGGATCGATTCATCCTTGCGGGGCCTGCCTGGTCCGCGTCGTTCCACTTCCGTTTCAGGTGCTGTTCCGGTTTCCATGATGGATGTCCTCAATGTGTCATCGCGTTTTCGCGCTGAATGGCGAGAAGCTGTTTTGCGTATTCGGCGTCCGTCATCCCGCACGCCGCCGCGATCTCGCGCTGTGCCGCAGTAAGGCGGATCGTCGTCTGGCGCGGTGAAGGGGCATCAAGAGACCCTCCCCGGCTCACGGGAGCTGCGGGGGCGCTTGGCTGCCGCGCAGGAGCCGTTGTCACGGCGGCGGCGGATTGAGGCGGTGCGTCTGCTTCCGGTGCCGCATAGCCCATCCGCTTCTCCATGTGGGCGAAATATTCCGGGGTGTCCGGGACAATCCCCTCCCCCAGAGCGCTGTAATGGGCGCGTTCGAGAGCTGAACGCTTGTCGGCCTCCCGCACCACTTCCGGATGGGCGCGTATCCACGCCGCCGACTGCGGAGAGAGAACCTTGGTGTACTGTTCGACCGGATCGACGTTGCGCTTTGCATCCTCGATCTGACGCTCTATCGCCGCCTTGCCTTCCTTGAGGCGCTGCGCCTTGATGGCGACTGCGGCAAGCTGGTCCTGAGCCTCGGCAACCGCTTCAAAGTCGGCGGCTTCCATTGCGGCCTTGAGCTTGGCCTTCGCCTCATTGCGCTCATGATCCGCATTGGCAATGGCATTGTCGACGGCCGAAAGGTTCGATGTCGCCACATCGGTGCGCGCCTTCGAGGCCTCCTGCTGGAAACGCTCGATTTCAGCCTGCCGCGCCTGCGCTAGCCGCTCGGCTTCGTCGGCTTTTTTCTGAGCGGCTTCAAATTGGGCCTTCCAGTCCTCATCGCCTCCAGCAGAAGGCTCCTCAGGAGAAACGACAATATCGCCACCGCTATCTTCATTCTCAGGAGCAGCGGCAATTTCGATGTCCCTATCCGGTTCATCGATTTCAGTCTCAGGCTTTTCGGCCCGGTTTTTCTTGGACATCTGAACCTCAATAGATCATGGAGGGATCGGGCACGCGGCCCTTGACGTGAACATCTTCCAGCAGCCGGCAATGCGTTCCGTTGACATCGATCGGAAAACCGTCGGACACGCGGTAGATCACCCAGTCGCCTTCCGAAACGTTCTGGCCCTCGAACTTCGTCGAGCCGTCATCCACGAAAGCGAGAGGGCCTTTTTTCAGGACGAGGCCTACCTTTCCCTGCCAGCGGTCTTCGTCGAGTGTCTTCTGAGGAAGCAGAATGCCCCCCGCCGTCCGGTGGTCATCCGACCGCAAATAGATGCCGACGAGGATCTGGTTGTGCATCACCTCGAACCGGCTGAGATCGCCAATAGACGCGCGAATCTCAGCCGCTGTGGATTGCGGCTTGCTCTTGGCCATAAGGTCTCCTGTGATTAGCGCTCGTCCACGAGCTTCCGAAAATGCTCTTCCAGAATGGCGAGCGCCGCTTCCATGCCGCGCACCTGACCGGAACGCAGCTTGTATTCCGCCAGATCGGCGATCGATCCAGCGGCTATGAAAGCCGTGTCATTGGCGATTTTCTCCGCGATCTCGCTGCGGAACCGCTCGACAAGACGGCTTTCGAGATGGGTCGCCGTCATTTGCGTTTTTTGACGTTCTTGCCGTATTCGTCAGCCTTTTCCAGCCGGCCGCAACCACTGCCCGCGCCGTAATCCATCTTGGGATAGCTGACGCGTCCTCCCCGCTTGCGCATCGGCATCCCGGGCGCCGGCGGCATCGGAGAAGCCGGAGGGGATGGCGGCATGGGAGCGGCCGGACCTCCGGCGCCGGGAACAGCGCCGGCATTCATCGGCATCGGCACATTCGGTTTCGAAGGGGCGACGATCACATTGACGGTCGTGCCAGCCTTCTTACCCTTGACTTCGCCTCCACGCGCATATTTGCCGCGCTCATCATGTTTGGAAAGACGATCAAGACGCTTCTTTGGCTTGACGCCTTCCACCTTCTTGCTGTCGCGGACACGACCACCGCGTTTGTAGCCCTCGGCTCGCGCGCCCGATGCCATTCCCTGCGTCCCATCATCAGCGGGAAGAACGTGGCCTGCGCCCTCATCCTCGCCCATCGTCGCGGTGCGCACTTTCAGTCCCATCCGGCTCAACTTGTCCGCATGGGCTTTCTCCGCCTCACGGCGCATCTGGTTCATGGCTTTGCTCCATATGTTGCGGCGGCTTCAGCGGCCAAATCCTGTTCGCCGGGATGATCGACGAGATCGGACACAAGCCCCATTGCCGCAATCCTCTCGCGCGACTGCCGATCCGCTGCCTGATCCTGGCTTTCCCTTACCTGCATTTGCTGCTTGATCTGGAGTTCAGCTGCTTCGGCGGCGGCTTTTGCCTGTTGATCCTGACGGCGCCCAGCCAAATCCTGCTGTTTCAGCCGCAATTCCGCCTGATCGTTCGCGGCTTTCATGGCCTGATCCTTGGCTTTGAGCGCCAATTCCGCGCCTTTGGCCGCCAACATCGGATTCGGAGGCGCCTGCATATTCGCCGGATTGAACAATGTCTGCGCGTCCTCGAAGCCCAGCATATGCAAGACGCGCTCGTCCACGGCTCGACCATTATAGAGTTGCGGAGAAGCGCCCTGAAGCTGTTTCAGCGCCATCGCTTTCATCAGCCTGTGCATGTGGCTCGGCGTGTTCGGATCGGCTTGGGGCACGATGGACGCGTCATTGAGCGCTTGAAGAAACCTTTCCTCGTTCCAGTCCAGCTTTCCCTTGACGGAACGGATGAACGATTCCGGATTTTCCCGGAAGCATTCCTTGAGGAGCTGGAATTCTTCTGCCTGCGCCGCATGGAGGCGCTTGTGAACGGCGTCCATGATCTTCGTCGCTTGCTCTATCAGAGCCAACGTCGTGCCGACGGGCGCATCCTGCCGCCCCTCGGCTATGTTGATTTCCGCCGTTCCGCCGACACGCTGGCCCGTCTCGCCGACCTTGTCGATGAACGCCGCGAAGGAAGGAGAAATGTCCTTGTATGGCAGCGGCATCACCGCTTGCCCGATCGGCATGCCGTTGGTTTCGAGACCTACACCGCCTCCGGGAGGAACGCGGAAATCATTGGTGTTCTGACGCCCAGCCAGTTTCGAATAAAGGAAACCCGGAAAGTTGGCGAACATGCCGGCGTCGAGCATCTCGCGCCATGCGGCCGTCAGGCCGTTCGTGGTATTGCCGAGGATTTGCAGAAGCCCGATGTCATAAAAGCCAAATCCCGGAACGAACGGGTATTTCACAAAATTGATCTTCGCGAGTTTCCTCTCGTCGTCCTCGTTCCAGTTCCGGCGGATTTCCAGTATCTGCCGACTGTCCTTGTCGATGGCCACGCGATAGGGGAGAGCGAGACCTGTCGATTTGCCGTTTTCCTTGTCCTCGAAGCCGCGGATATTCAGTTCCGCGTAGCACTCGTAAATCGTGTAATCGCGATTTTCCTCGGTGAATTTCGAGTTCGGATCGATGCCCTGCGTACTGGCGATTTCCAAATCCACCGGGTTTTGTGTCACCGGATTCGGCGTCGAGAGCGCGATGTCACGATATGCGCCCGCGATCTGCATCCGCTTCAGCGTCGAGGGCTTCATCGTGATCTGATGGGTGAAGCGCCGCGAATTGCGCAAATCCGTCGCGGCGTCCGAAACGATCAGATCCTTTGCGTCCACCGATTCAGAAACCGGGCGCCTGCGGATCGGGCAGTTGTAGACCTTCTTGAAGCCGCAACCTCCGAAGCCGACGAAAAGCAGCAGCCGATCCGTGTCAGGATAATATTCCGACGCGACCGTCGTCAGGTAGTAATTGAGGTCATCCTCCAATGCCTCGGACAGATCGTCGTTGGACGTGGTTTCCTGGATCATGTCGGAAACCTTGATCGGCCCAGCCGCAGGCAACAATTCTCCCCGTGCATTTGCCTGGAACCGAAGAACAGCCTCCAACAGAAGCGGATGGCGAACCGTCGATTGGCCTTCGACCGCCGTCGAGGAATCCGTCGAATTCTTCGGGTTTTCCAGTTTCAGCCCGAGAAGCCGAATGCCCTGTGCCCGCGTCTCAAGCCATTCGGTGCGCGACTGATCATCCTGCTGGATACCAAGAAGCAAGTCCTCCGCGATCCGCGCCAGTTCGCTGGTCTCGATATACTCAGCGAGATTGGCGTCGTGATTGGCCGCGCCGCCTCTCTCCTGATCGACGCTTGGCGGCTCCAGATCGATAATGACGCTGCCATCTCCAATCTCAAGAACGGACGCGCCGGTCGCCGGATCGATGGATAGACCGTCAATATCGCCATTGCCGACGACATCTATATCCAGATCGTCGAATGGGTTTGATACCTCCTGTGGCACCTCGCGCAGGGCAGAAGGCACAAGGAGCCCAACCGGCAGATTGACGGCCGGCATCGGTTCTCTCGCCATGGATGATTACCTGTGCCGATCAGCTACGAGTTGACGGACAGCATCTTCCGTTCCAGCGGTCGCGATGCACTGAAAGCCGACGAACGCGCCCCATAAGCCCGGTTTGATCTGCCGATAAGAAATGCGTCGGACTGAAGGAAGCATCAGAGGATCGGTATCCCTGCGTTCTCGTTCATCTCGTCGAAGAAGTCGCGTTCATCGTCTTCCATGATCACACCGGATAAAGCGGTTTCGATACGCTGTGATGGGCGAGTTGCTCGCCCAAATCTTGCGCGAGTTCGGCGCCGTGGATCGCGAGCCCGATGTCGCGCAGATGCTTCAAAGCCTGCACTGCACTATCCGTGATGTCGTCATGCGGGGCGCGCGGGAAGGATGCCATTTCGCTGATCACCATGTCCGACCAATCGCGATCCGGCGCATAGACCATCTCATCCGAGAAGATATGCTGCACGGAATAGGCCCGCGCTTCTTTGTCACCACCCTTCGGATCGAGAAGCTGGACGCCATATCCTTCACCGGAATGCAGCCGGCGGATTTCTTGCGCTACCGATATGCCGGCCGCTTTGGATTCGATCAGGAGGCGGTCCACCTTGAAGCGCTTGCATGTCGCAGACACGCGCTCAACCAACTCATGAATAGGAAGCCTGTCCTTCCATGCCGTCATCAGAATGATCTTCGGCAGATCGTACTTGTCACGCCAAAGACCCCAGACGGTCAGAGCCGAATAATCGTTCTCCTGTTTTGTCGTGTAGGCCGTGTCGAGCGATGCCACGATATATTCGCAGCTTGGAAACTTCCTGAATGCGGGATCAGCCGGATCGTCCGGATTCCCCCACAACTGCCACCATTCGCGCCGGAAGATGCCACCACCCCGAGGAGCCGGAGCCTGCTGATACTGACCGGAATAACCATATGGCCCAAGGACGGTTTTCAGATCCTCGACCGTCTTGCGCGAAAACCGTTCTTCCCATGCCAGTTCACCATCTTCCTCGCGCGGATCGGTCCAATCGATGGACGTATGATAACGCCTGCCATCATATTCCATTGGGATCATCAGGTGCTCGTAATCCTGACCGCTCTCGAGGATGGCTCCTGAGACATCTGCCTCATGAACGCGCTGCATGATGACGATGATGGCCGATTTCTGCATGTCGTTGAGGCGATTCGACATGCCTTCGCGAAACCATCGCACGGTCTCCGCACGCACTACGTCCGATTCCGACTCCTTCACCGAATGCGGATCGTCAAGGAGAACACGATCACCTCTCTCGCCAGTGGAAACACCGCCGACAGATGAGGCGATCTTCCATCCAGTCTTGTCGTTCGATACCCTGATCTTACCGATCTCTTTAAGGTCGAACCGATCGCCCCATAGGCGCTGATAATCCGGGCTGAGGAGAAGATCGCGGAAACGGCCATTATCGCGCTCGGTAAGTGACGCTGCGTAGGAAAACGTGACGAACCGATGCCACGTCTTTTTCGCGGGCCCCCATTCCCACGCTGGCCAAAAACAGTTGGTGATTAAGCTATTATGCGTTGCTACAAATTGCTTGCCAGCAAGATAAAGCTCCCCCTCAACGGTAATGCAATTGACGAGACGATCACCAATCGGGCGCACAGCCTGGACGTAGCGGTGACGAGATCGCGTGCTCTGCGCGTATCTGACGCGGCCCTGCTTCCGAGGCAACGCAAAGATCGTCGTACCTTCCGGCGCCTTGAAAACAGTCTGGTAATATGGACCGAACCGTTTCCCGTTTAAAGCGCTCCATTGCTGGCTCAAATGAGCTTTGAGGCCCAATGAACATGCAAGTTGATGGAATTGTTTCCCCAGACTTTCTAGCTTCGATACAAAGGTGCAATAGCCGCTCTTTGTCGCGCACCCATCTGTGTCCATTAACCCGCGTAAAAGTTCCCATCGCTGCTCGATAGACGATTCTAAATAATCATCGGGGATATGTTTATTCTTCAACAAGTCCAATACGCGGAGACGAACTTGCAGCCCTTCGATGAGTATACGGTGGAAATCCTGTTTCTTCCCGGCTGGATCAACTACGGTATTCGCGATGCGCCCGAACTTTTTAAAATGGTCAATGTCAACATCAGCAGCGTAAAGACATCCGCTGTCAGAAGCGCCGTCTCCCAGCCACGCGCCAAGAAGATATGGATCAATTAGCAACCGCTTAGGTGCGATCTCCACGGGTAAGCAAACGGGGATGCGATCTGGTCTTTGGACGGAACGACCAACTATAGACGGAATTAGCTGTTCTGTCGTAACGATGCGCTTTTCTCGGGAACGTCTCGATCCGGGACCGCCGTAAGGGAAGTCTCTTTCAACTTCCCATAAGTGACCAGCTCCGGCTACGATCACCGCCCCATCATCAAATTCGACTTCGTAGCTTCGCTCGAAAGCATTTTCGCTACGGCCCAGAATGCGCTTTGGTTTGCCGTCAGGACCAAAGACAAAATCGCCTGCCTGCAAATCACCATGCCGCTTCCATCCCCACGTCGTGAGAACCGGCGTGTCGCAATCAAGAGCTTTTGAAAAGCCCGGCGGAACGTTGATTAAAAGCCTGTTGACATCCCCGTCTGTCACGGCTTCCAGATGCTCGCAGATAGCCTCCAGCGCCCATCCATCGACAAACTTGGTATTCGGCTCCAGCGCACTCCAATGACGCCTGACAAATGCGAGGAGGCTTTCCTCGCAATCCAGCCGGTCAAGTTGATCCAGCGCCCAATCCGGATTAGCCAACCCGAATTTGATGACCTCCTCGAAATCGGATGACATGCATCAACTAGGTGCGCTGTTTCCGCGCCAGAAGCATTGCCCGGAACGTCTCGCGTTCTTCAGCTGTCATTTCCGAGACGGCGTCGATGTGGTTGACGGCAATGGGCGCACCGTCCTTGCCGGTAAGCTCAGACTTATCCGCCAACCCCAAATCCCGCGCAATGATGTTCGCGTTAAGCAGATCGGCAGCCGCACCGGCGAATTTCTGCGAATAGATGATTTCTTCCGCTCGCGTGACGATTGGCAAAAAATCGGAACGCGCTCGATATTCGTCCCATGTGCGACGAGCGATATCGAGAAAGATGCAGAGGCCAGAGATCGTCATGGCTCGCATCTTGGCGACAGGCTCATGCGTAGCTAGTCCTTGAAAGGTGACGAGCTTATCCTCGTAAAGAGGATTGGCCTCCACCCATTCGAAATATTGGCAGGCGGCATCCCATAGATCATCCGGCGTCGCGAAGATCGGGTTTCTGCCATGAGAGGATCGCGCCTCCCAGAATTTGTTTCCGGTGAGGAAGCGACCCGTTTCCGGATCACGGTCGGCCATTGATTGTGGTGCTTTTCGAATTGATGTAGTTACGGCGTTTGATTGTAACTACGGAGTTTCGACGAGATGAGCTTGGCGCGTCAGTTTCGAGCGGTGGAGACCCCGAAGGTGGGGAAACCCGCGAAAGAGCCGGCAAAGCCGAAGCGGTCTGGCGCGAGGCGCGGTCCGAAAGCGACTGGAAAAGCGAAAGTCTTGCTGACGCTGCGTCTGCATCCCGAGACCGTCGCGAAATTCAAAGCCGCCGGCAAAGGCTGGCAATCAAGGATGTCTGATATTCTCGACCGCGCTGAGCCTTAACCCCATTCCTCCAGCATTTTCGCGTGCTGGCGAAGGATGATTGCGACTTCCTCCGGTCGAAAATCGGTAGCAGCGAGGTTGATCGCGCATTCGAGGAAGCGGAGCGACTGACGCTGGCGATATTCTTTCGCCATGCGCTCCGAGAGAACGTCGAGGGTTTCAGGCTTCATGGATGGTCCCGAATGGAGGTCGGACGCAGCGGTGCGCACCATTGCTCCGCGACTGGCTGCTGCCTGTCCCTTGGGACTGCGTCCGATAGGTTTTGCGAGGCGTGCTGCGATCCGGTTGGGTCAGATTTTCACGCAGCTTATCTCTGACCGAAGGCCGGCAGGCCTCGCAAACTCTGAAACTGTGTGGAAGGGCGCAAATCACCAGCGCAACACAGACATGCCACGCGAGGTTTACCTCGTCAATTCATTTTTGCACAGCATGTTGACGTCGCTGTCCAACCTGTGCATAACGCCATTGCACCGCCAGATCGTCCAGAAAGCCTCTCAACGCGTCCATGAGCGAGAGTTGCGCGCGTTTCCCGTCCGCCAACTCGCTAACCTGGTAGCCTTCGCCGCAGACGAGCGAAACGAGCCGGTAGCCGCGCTCCCCGAGTAGCAATCGGCAGCGCTTCAATTCGCGGCCCGCCTCCATCTGTGCGATATTGATCGGCTCCGCGATCCGTCCGCCATCCACCGGCTCTTTCGAATAGTCGATGGCCGATGCACCCTTGCCGCCCATCGTTTCCCACAGGCGACAGAATTTTGTTGCGGCTTCCGCCTGCGCCTCGTCGAGGACGCCACGGATCTTCATTGCCGTGATGGAGCTTTCGCGCGGATTGGCGGAAACCTCGATATATTTCGGGTTCGTCCGGTCGCCGTGGTGATCTCGCGACCACATCGGATTTTCCACTTTCATCACGTTTCGTTCTGTTCGCATGCGCTGTCTCGCCGCCTTCATTCTGTCCCTCGTCAGCACAAAATCGAAACGAACGGCAGGGAAACCGACGCATAACCCAACGCTTCAGTTGCCGGTGTGATTGTCATTCGCGAGGCCTTCGCGACAGTCTTGCGATAGGCCTTGATGCCTGACGACGTTTCGAAAACCTCGATTGTCTTTCGGGCGAGAGGCATTCCCGCAACCACGCGACTTGCAGCATATTCAGCTCTTCGCTTTCTCGTCGCGTTTCGGATCGCTTCCTTACGCTTTCGGGCAAAAGCTTGGAGGTTCAGGCCGAAGCTTTCCCCGTTGTCGTCGGGCAGCCTCTCTTCGGGCGAGGATGGCTGCGGCTTCCCGTTCTTCCCATCCGCTCCAGTCTCCGGTGAGGTCCAGTGTGTTCTTGCGAGCAATTTCAGTGCCCTCCTACGCTGCGGCGAGTTGAGTTCGAACTTCTTCGGGAACGGGAATTTCCCATTCTTTCGCAAGTGTCACGAGCGCGGCTAAGCCTTCTGTGTTTGCCCTTTGAACCCGATCGATCTGTCCTCGTCTCATAGCCTCTCGGAGCATCGGAAGTCGAAGGCGCATACGAGCCTCTTCCGCTCGATCTATTCGAATTTCCGGTTTCGGTTTAGACGAAAGCAGTTTGCGGTCTCGATACGGGATCAGTGCGTCAATCCGTCTGGCCTCCTGCACAAATTCTGCCACGGATGGCGCGAAGGTTAGTGATTGTCCCTTCACATCACCCGTTACAAATTTCTGCGCCGCCTCAACGATGGCTTGAGAACCGATATCTCCGAGAACCGCTCGGTATGTCTTCAACAGCGTTTCGCTATCCGTCGCCCCCTGCTGCGGGAAGGAATTGAGCATCGCCGTTATTGCCAAAAACGCTTTCTGATCCATGATTTTCACTTTCGAGAATTCGTTGAGCCGATCCGACAATTCCCGGTCGTTGCGGCGGCGAGGATTGCCGCGGCATCGGAATAGGTTCGGGTGCTGGCGCATCGAGCCATCCTTTTCCGTTCAGCCACGTTGCAGGGTTGCGCCATGCGTAAACTGCCGGCTTGGTTGCGACATAGCGATGGAGGCCATCAATCAGGTCTTGGAGTGATGCGATCTTTCGAGCGGTGGCGAAGGCTCGTTCAGCCTGTCCACGTCCAACTTTGTGCGGATAGTGACGATACCATTCCTCGAATTCAGGATCGCTCGCGCGCGCTTTACCTACATCCTTACGGTTAACCTGATAGGTTCTATTTATTGCCCGGCATTTGGTGCCGGTGAGATCGGCGTCATTTTCCGGGGAACCATTTTCCGGGGAATTATCTGCCGGTGAGATTTCAGAGGCATTTGGTGCCGGTGACGAAAGAGAAAGAATGATCAAATCGGAGGTGCGATAACCATCGTCACGTCGACGTTCCTCGCGTCGCACAATGCCCATTTCCTCAAATTTCGCCAGCCATTCCCGGATGGCGCGCGGTGAGCATTCGCATTCGTCTGCAAGTTTTTGCTGGCCTGGAATGCAACGCCCTTCCTGATCGGCATAATTGGCGAGCATCAGCAAGATAGCCTTACCAGTGACTCCACCGACGCGCTGCTTGGACGCCCATGCCATCGCTTGAAAGCTCATGACGCCCTCCGCTCTGCCGCCGCCGAATAATCTTCGTAGGCCTGTTGCAGCACCGCGAGTTCGCGCCGTTTCTGCTCGATTTCGTGATCGGGCCGCTTTCTTGATCCGTGCGAGAAATCCGCCAGCCATGTCGTCTTGCTGTAGATCAGCTTGGCGAGTTCATCGGCCATATCGGTATGGGAGAGACGGTTGGTCATGCGGCAGTCCTTTCCTTTTCCTCAAGGAAAGCAGGCGAGAACCGCAGATGGCCGTTCCGGTCGCGTTTGAACTTCTTGTCTTCGAGGCCGTGGATCGCGGCCCAAACGGACTGCTCGTCCTCGGTCCACATGCCAACGAATTTGCCTTGCTGACAGTTCGCGACGCGCACGGCATCCGAATGCAGGAAATCTGCGCTACGGTCTTCGGGCTCCGCGCTCTCGTACTCGGCAAGGACGATGCGGGCGTTCTCAATCGAGAGGCCGCCGTAATTCATGCGATAGCGCAGGCCGTTGATGACCGACTGCCAATCGGTAAAATTCCGGGTCGCCAGCATGGCGCGGAAATATTCATCGGTGAGCAGGTCGATTGCATGCCAGAATGTGCCGATGTTCCGGTCTCGCCCGAACTCATCGAGTGGCGACCAGTATGGCCGCGTGCCCACCTGTTTTTCGATCGTGTCGAGGAACGGACTGCCTTCGAAATCAGGATGACGAAGCCAAAGCTTGCTCTTGCCGTCTTCCTGCCGGTCTCGGTCTACAAACTCGATGGGATGCTTGAAAAGTCGGGACGGAAGATCACCGTAGGAGACATCAATCCAACGATTGAGACTAAGCAAAAACTGGTTATGCGCGTAGCCGTGGCCGATGATGGCGTCAGCTACCGGATCTGGGATATAGACCGCAGGCGGCGGAGGTGATGGTGTGAAAAGGTCGAATTGCATCACAAGCTGCCCTTCCCTACGCACTCGACTTCAATGCCGAGAAAGGCTTTCATCAGCTTTTTCTTGAGGCGAAAAACGTCGGTCAGGACGCCCTTGCTATCGAGGACACGGAAGCGATCTTCTCGTTTGTCCCAAAAGGCGAAATCCGCGATATAATCGCAGACGTGCATGCCACCGGGAGCAATCAGTTTGAAACGGTGCTGCCGGTCGAGGCCATATATCTGGCCCGCTCGCTCAAGCAGCTTCAACTGATGCC